TTCCTGCATAGTCTAATACAAGAGCGCTGTATTTTGATTCATGGAGTCGCAATATTCTTCCAATTGCCTGGGTGAACAATACGAGTGATTCTGTAGGCCTGAGAAAGACGCAGACATCGTATACAGGAACATCAACCCCAGTAAGAAGAACATTAACATTAACCAGATACTTAATGCGCAGTTTCTTTGCTTGTTCGAGAATTTTTTTTCGTTCTTCATGGCTTGTCTCTGCTGTTATAATTCTTGTTTCTTCAGATGGCAAGCTTCTTGCCGCTTCCTCACAATGTTTTTTCGTACAACAAAATATAAACGCACCTTTGCGGCTTTTCATGATACCAACTAAATTTCTCATTAGCTCACCAGTTAATCGCTCGCTAGAATCGATTACACCCTGTAATTCAGAGCCTGAAAATTTACCCATTGAGTTTGTTCGCACATTAGAGAAATCATAGCTATCGCATTCTATTAGTCCGAATACGGGTTTTGTTAAGTATCCATTCTCAATAAGCCAAGATGTACCTATATTGCATACTTCTTCTTTAAAGAATTGTTCAGTACCAACGATTGACACCCCTTTACCGCGATAAGGTGTTCCGGTTAGTCCTACCACACGATAGCTATATCTGAATGTTTGCGCGCGCTGCCCGTAATGATTAATGATTCGTTGATACATTGTATTGTTATCGTGAGGTGAAATATTGTGTGCTTCATCGATTACGATTAAATTAAAATTGTTTTTACTGATGCCACTATTGTCACGCAAATCACTAATGATGGATTGAGGGCTAGCGAATATAATATTTTCCGTGGTGTTTTTTTCATTAAGTCCGGTGCAGAATATTCCGCATGTTCCGCCCTGGTCTTTGTATGCTTGTGCGTTTTGACCGATAAGCGTTGAGTTAAGCGTTAAACAAAGAGCGCGATATCCTGAACGTTCAATCCAAAGCAAGATTTCTGCGATCATGAGCGACTTACCCGCGCCCACTGATGCAGTTATGAGCAATGGGTGACTAACAGCCTTTAATTGTTGTTTAAGTTTATCGACTGTATGGGCTTGATAAGGCCTCAGCTCTTTTCGCATTTTAACTTAATCATCATGTCCGCCTTTTATTTCCGCCCACAACGCGGATACTTGCATTCGTATATTTTTCAAATCATGTCTAATTAATCCAATGACACCAAATACAACAATAAATCCTGCTAGTGATCCTCCAGCAAAACCTGCTATTAAATTGTCGAGGTCATTCATCTTTAACATCCAGCAAGTCAATCAGGTCTTGATACAGTTGCTCAATAACTACTTCAATTTGCGATGCAAGCAACCCGGTTGATATCAGGTTGCTTTTTATGAGATGTTTTATCTGTTGCTGCGAGTGTGTGATATCCATATGTCATCCTTGTTTAACCGTAACCGTAACCGTAACCTCAGCCGTAACCGTAACGGATATTACAACGTTGTATATTCATTTATAACAACCTAATTTAAAATGGGATATCGTCTTTAGGAATATAATCAGCGCCTGCATTACGACTTAAAGCGCTATCAACAGGAGATATATAAACCTCAAGTTTAGTTCCGTTTGCCACTTGAAAATCTTTATCTGCTGCATGAACTTCGCTGATATAGTTTCCGTTTGATGGAGTACCATCTTGTTTTACGCCAATAAACTCGCTGATTTTGATACCTAAAACTTTGCCAACCATGGGCTTTAAATCTTGAGTATTTGGTGCGTCAGTATGCGATTGTTTATGACTACATAGATCATACATGCGCTTTAGCATGTTGAGTGCTCTATCAGCAATATTTGGCTTAGGATCAAAGCATTTGATCTTCTGTCTTACTTCACGGTTTTTATAATCACCCTCAGTGATTCTATAGGTAACCTCATAAAGCGGTGTTCCTGCATGAGAAGTCTCAACCAACACAAAATCCTTGATGGCGGCGTGAGCCGTTGTGCCGTCAGGTATCACAGAAAAATCTGATACGTGGCTTGACTCAGCCGATCCATTGGGTTTTTCTCCATTGCTTAATGACCAAAAGTTTGACATTTTATACCCCTTTTTAGTTTGAATCTTCGTTAAAATATGAATTCATTTTTTCTTTTACCATCTGTAAATCATTATCAATGTACAACTGCTCAAACATGCCCATTGCAGTCTTTGACATGTTTTGACCGTCATTGTTAGTCAGGAACTTATAAACTCCATCAATCACCATTGCGTGCAAAACAGTTGTGAATTTTCCTTCAATACAAATGTATTGATCAATCATCTTTCCGACAGTCTTAGGCTTAGATCTACCCTGATTATCGGTTTCTGTATGCATCATGATAAAACAATACAAGTCATCGCGAAGGTTAGAAACGATATCTAAAACATCAAACATATCCTTCGCGATATCGATAAAACGTTCGTATCCGCGCTGATTAGCTTTTCGCATAAAGCTATTGGTTATCGTGTATCCGAAATCATCAATAACTAACGTTTTAATGTCCAAACGTTTGTTATTGATTAGGCTAGTAACGCGTTTAATAGCTGAGGTGTCATCGGTTGTATAATAGTTCCCCGATATACCATCGGATGATAAAGCGGTATAATTCTTCATGGCTCCACGAAACGGCAAAGGTTTTCCAATAACGTTAACAATGAATGTTTCTTTTGGATCTAAGTTTCTGAGTGAAGTTGATTTTCCAGATCCACTCTCTCCCAAAATTAAAACGGCATTAGACATATCAAACTCCCATCATAATTTTTACGTTTAATTTCTTGGGATTTATTTTAATGACGCTCTCCAATAGCTTTTGTTCTTCGCCGGACGCATAAGGCCAGTTTTGTTTGATTACCCTCTTTTCAATGTCATACGCCATACGCTCAACAACTGGATCAAGCCCGGCAGGTATACGAGACTTCATGATTTTGTATTCTTCTTTATCTAAGGTGTAATTCCAACCAGTCGTCATTGTTATTTTATAACCACCCGAAACATACGTTTTTTGACCCTCATCTCCATGATCTAACGTTGCGCAAAGCCTTTTTTCCATTTCTTCCTTAACTCGAGTCAACTCAGCAATCTGATAATTACAAAGGTTTAAACTCTTTGCCAAGTCTTCAATATATTCGTTCTTCAACATTTTTTATGTCCTAAATATGCGTCAAAATCGACGAACCAAAAGTATATTTCAATTTTATTATGCTGTCAACACATTGACCACATAAATTAATTAAAATATACTATGTTTTTTAATGGGAGAAAATAATGACGTTACAAGAAGCGATAGATCATTTTGGAACAGCGTATCAAATAAATAAAGCCGTGAAGGTGTCTTACAACACCGTAAACAATTGGAAAAAATTGGGTTACATACCGATTCACACACAAATAAAAATAGAAAAAGCAACGAATGGAGCACTGAAGGCCTCACTGGGATGATTCACGACGAAGAACTGGAGGAGTTCAGGGTTTGGCGTATCAAAAAATTAAGTGTCAGTCCACTCGATGAAGCTTTTGAATCGCTTGAAAGGATTATGCAAAACCCTTTTTGTCGTGGTTATGATTCAGCTTTTAGAGTGATGGCCCGGTGTTTGTTACTTATTCGAGAGGAATTGAAGAAATGAAAACAATTAAAATAATTGCGTTATTGTAAGGCGCCACACTATTTTGTTGGGGCATGGTAGGACCGTTTGTGTACGCGTTGGTTGCAATTCATTTATTGATTAAGTGGTGGTAATTGCTGTCTACTAGGTTAAAAATTTACAGATAAAAAAGCTGGTTGCGTTTGGTTATCAATACACACGCCGCCGATACTCACTCTACATCATGGTAGATGAGCTAAAAAAAATGCCCCGGAGTAGGGGCATTGGATACGTTGAACAACTGATTTACATACGTCGAGCATCCGTCTAAACGCATCACTAACCATGATTGATTAGTTTAGCAGATGTTCATTTTAATATCAAGACCATAAGGGCGATAAAAATGAACAAAAATTTAAATTACGAAATAATTAAAATGTTTTCTGGCCAAGAGAACATCCTAACCACCCCGAGAATTTACGTTGATCTAACCGGAAGCCACTCCAAAGCCTTTGTTTTGAATCAAATAGTATTCTATTCAAATAAATCTAGTCTAAGCGATGGTTGGTTTTATAAATCATATAAGGATTGGCAAAAAGATATTTCCGTTTCTGAAAGCACCCTAAAAAGAATTATAAAATATTTCCATAATCAGGAAATAATAGAAACAAGAACAAAAAAAATACATGGAACGCGTGTACTTCATATCAAACTAAATTTTGAAAACTTAATATCGTCGATCGCAGACAAACTAACATCCACGAATATAATAAAAAAATACCCAATATGCGATAATGACATTCAGAATAAAAATGTACAAAAGTTGCCCCAAAGTGTCAATATGACCCTTTCAAATGACCTGTACAAAAGTTGCCCCAAAGTGTCAAAATGGCCTAATGGCCAAAGTGTCAAAATGACACTTTCTTCTCTATATACAGATAAGTCTTCAGATACTACTACTACCGCGTGCGAGGGGGATGGCAATACATGTACCCAAACAGAAAGCCCCGTAGTAGTAGTAATTGCAAATTCAAAAGAAATAACAACCCAACTCCAAACCGCCTACCAAGAATACCCATTCACCACGGAAAGCATCAAAACGGAATCTGATTTCCTTTCAGCGTGCGAATATTCGATCAATCATCGCAATGACGGCAAACAAGAAAATCAAGTAACCGAAAAGCAAAGAGCCAGAGGAATCGTTAAGCTTTTAAAAATGGGTACATTTGAGGAGCCCCATGGATGGGTAAGAAAATCTCCTGTTAACAAGAAAAAAGTGGATGATAGAATTCAGGCGCAAGAAGAGGCTTCACTAAAAAAATGGCACGAGGAAGAGGATCGAAGACGGATGGGCGCAAATGTACGATAAAGTTAAACGCGAAACGAATCATGAAACATGGTTAAGGCACAAATCAGAACGTGAAGAATGGATGCCAAAGGCGACCGAATTAGGGCAAATGCTCACTGAAGAACAAAAACAAAGATACACAGCGGAACGGAAAGAATGGGGATTTATAAATTCAATTCACAAAAAGTCTACAAGTGATCCGTTTAAACGCGATGAAAGATGATTTGAATGCGTTTAAACAAGAGTTCTTGTGAAATTGGAATATGGGTAGCGGGTAGTTTCAAAGTCTTGATAAAAGTGGTTTAAATTCGTTTTAAGGGATTATATGAAAACAACGAGGCAGTTTATGGAAGAAGTGATCGATGTCTTAGACGAAAGGCAATCTGAATATGGTGATATCAACCGATCGTTTATAACAATATCTAGATTTTGGTCAGCATATTTGAACTGGACTGTGACGCCTGCGGATGTAGCAAACATGATGATTTTGCTAAAGGTAAGTAGAAATAATGGTAATGGTGGGGGGGCCCATGATGACAGTTTGAAAGATATAGCCGGGTACGCTGTTTGCGCATCCCAGCTGCATGATGATTAGCAAATTATTTTAGATTCTGAAACTTTCACGCGATTACTTCTTTTCATTCGCATATATAGGCACGCTAATTTTTTGCTAACTTGGGCCCAATCTGGATCATCAAACCTATAAGTTTCAAATTCGTTGCATACCAGAATATCTGGAAAGCACCGAAAATTCTTATTGATTACCGCGTTAAATTTAATTAAGAAACCAATGTTTGAGAAACTATCTAGTTGCTGTTTTATTATCATGTATTGATTAAGATTCAGCATTTTCTTGCATCCTCCTGTAAACTTCCTCACGGTAAATCTGATATTTTATAGGGGCATCAAATGCCAGCCTAACAATTTTGTTTCTTACATTAATTTCTTTAACAATCATTATCAGGTCATTATTTATTCTTATTATTTGTCCTTGTCGTCTTTCCAAAATCAACATATTCATCCTTTGTTATTTTAAGTGTTTACTACTTAATTTTTAAAAAAATACTAAAAGTCTTCATCTTCTCCAATGTCAATTAATTCTTCATTAAACTCAGGTTCTGAATCCAAAATATCTTGCGTTATTTCGTCTTCATCCCCGAATGATTCGTTATTGTTGCTCATTTTCACCCCCGATTAAATTTTCCATTACTTTTCGTATTTGTCGTAAAGACAAACACACAACACCGAGCGATAGTTCAACAGACTCAATCGCATCACATAGTATTTGGGCTTCGTCCTGGTCATTCATTGCATGGCCAACCTTGTCCTTTCTCTACGCACCTTTCATATTCTTTTAAAGCGACCACATAACATGATCCCGCGTGCTCGAAAGCATCCTGTGCTTTATCAAATAAAATTCCCGTTGGGTGGGGTGTGTTCATATGCAGAAGGTCATATTTTGTAACCACCTGATATTTTCCATCCAACATTATGACCGCAAAACCTGATGGCAATGGTTTCATTTTTAAAACTCCTTAGTTGATCCACTTAAACCCATGAGCCATTAAACCTAGTAGCCCGATGAAACCTGAACCCATTAATCCTAGCATCCATTTTTGATGAGATTCCAGCCTTTCTAATATCTTGAACAAATGATTTTGATTATTTTTTATGATCTCAATATCAAGTTGATCTTGTGTGTATGTTTTGTTTGTCATTTTTTATTCATCCTTTGTTTTTTAACCCGTTGCCCAATTGCCCCGATATAAATATTATTATACTCACTTAGTTTATGGTGTCAACTTGTTTCTACTATTATTTATAGTTCAAATAATGTAAATTAGTTACATTGATGTTATTTGTTTTAATACATACAGTTATAAATTTTAAGTGGTAGTTATCAACCGTTTTTGTGGATAAGTGATGATAAAATTTGATGGTAATTTAGATAGTTTTGAAGATTTAAACGCATTCTTGATTAGTGTACAGGAATATATCTATAAGGTTAGAGAGAAATATGAGTGTTAATTGTATTAGATGTAATGGTACAAAGTTTTATACATTTGGTGGAATGCGTAGCGCTTGTAATTGCAAGGCAGCATTAATTGATAAAATGGAAGATAAGAAAATTGAGCCTTTGAAAAAAGGAAAGTGAAATGGCGAGACCAGTCGGTAGACCCTCTATATATACCACAGAATTAGCTGATTTAATTTGTTATCGTATTGCTACATCAAGCACAGGCACAAAGAATCTTTGCAAGTCTTACGATGACATGCCGGATGACACGACGATCTATGACTGGCGCTATAAAAACGAAGATTTTTCCCGTAAATACGCTACCGCAAAAATGAAACAAGCCGAATTAATGGCAGAAACAATACTAGAATTTTGCGAGGTTCCCACTTTTGATGACAAAGAGGGAATTGAAAGAGTAGATCCAGGTCGAGTAGCATTGCAAAGGTTGAAAGTTGACAGTATAAAATGGCAAGCCTCAAAATTAGCACCGAAAATTTATGGCGACAAACAAATAGTTGAAACCGTGACAACTGAAAACGATCAACTCAAACAAGAGTTGTCAGAATTACGAGCAAAGCTAGCAGAGAAAGCAAAGAGTGAGTATTGATTTAGAGAAAGAAGAACTAGCCGCAATACTTAAAGGCTCATTATTAGAGTTCATCAAAACGTTTTACCCTCTTTTAACGCACCGCGATTTTATACTATCAAATCCGCACGGGCGCGAGTCACACATCATCACGATATGCCGAGCACTCACCCAATGCGCACGTCTTGAAATACCAAATCATAGACTCATGATTAATGTACCTCCGGGACACGGTAAATCTTTAATGGTTTGCATGTGGATAGCATGGACTATCGCAAATTATCCTGATTCGCGTTTTTTGTATATCTCATACAGTAAAGACTTGGCAACGGCTCATACGTCAACGATTCGCGATATTGTATCGCTTGCTCATTATCGATATTTGTTTGATATACACGTTAAACACGACAGCAAAGCTAAAGACGCTTGGAAAACCACAAGTGGCGCCGAAGTATCAGCGTTTGGTGCAGCGGGTGCAATTACTGGACGAGATGCAGGATTGCCAGGGCTTGATAGATTTAGCGGGGGCGTTGTTTGCGATGAC